CGCGTGTTTTTTTTTTTTTTCAAATTGATTTTTAAGTCCAACAAGAACATCATCCCCGTAAATGTTAATTAACTGGGATAATATTTCTTCATCAGTAGCAAACGGACAAGCTTTTATTAACATATATATCATGATGAAGACATGCGCAAGACAATTATTACTGGTGGTCAACCCATCCCCAGACATTTGAGCCCACGGAAAAGTCACAACAGAACCATCAGGAAGTAAAAGTGGGTGCTCTATTATGTGTTTAGTAACACGAGCAGCAATTGGTCCAATTATTTCCCACATTTCTTCACCAACATGTTCACGCAGACATTCATTCCTAAGTTTCATCACCAAATAAAGTATTGATAATTGTCTGTCCCATTTAGAGACATCCCACTCAAGAAAAAAATCAGAAATAGTATTTTTAATAAACTTATCAAAACCACCGTCATGCAAATTAATACCATATCTAATCCAACTAGGCTGCCACCTTTTAATGTTATCATCCTGATTGCCATACAAAAATTTTTCGTCCATCAACAACTCGGGAGAAGCCATGAGAAAAGTACGTATCTTATTCTCAAGAATTTCTTCTTTAGTTTTAAGCTCCCTTTTACCAGCTGAGGTGTATGGTGGATAATCTTGTTGGCCATTCTGACACGCCATCCAAGAATCATAGAAAGTAGGACACTTAAGAACTTCTTCCTTCGTTTTAAACCCAAAATATTTCCACCAAAGACCGGGAACCGATTCGGGAACTAGTTCAGGCGAATATTGGACATGAGCATGCAAAGCAGGAGACAAAGCACGTTTGGCCAACCTATAAACACGACTCTCCATCAATTTCTTATCATAAGTTAACTTAGGTTTATCAAACATTTTGTTCAGTGAAATCCAAACATTTTTTTTATTCGGATTAACACCATCATAGTCAGAAACTATCTTCTCAGTCTTATTAAACTGTTCAAAATATTCAGAAGTAACATGCGACGCTCTAGACGTGTCTGGGAGTTTCTGATTATGTTTCGTCATGTACATGGTGTATGTATCACCATGCTTAATTATTTTTGCACGGTGGTCCATAGACGGCGAAGGAATACCACCTAAAATCCTTACGCCATATCTTCCCCCACTATATGTTGGAA